TTTATTGGACCCGACGGCATGGACCTGATCCGCAAGCGCGAGGTGGCGGCGCCGCCTCCGGCATCCGACCCGCGCGAGTTTGTCATGTCGGACGGCAGCGTCGACCGCATGGGCGACGTGATCGAGCCGGACGGCTGGCGGCTGGACCGATTCCACCGCAATCCGGTGGCGCTGTTCAATCACGATCCCGCATTTCCCATCGGCACCTGGCGCGACGTCGCGGTGAAGAAAGGGGTTCTCACCGGCCGGCTCGAGTTAATGGACCCGGTGTCGTACCGGCTGAAGGAATTGCACGCTGCGGTCGAGGCCGGCGTGCTACGCGCCGTCAGTGTCGGTTTTCATTCAGACAGTTTTGAGCCGCGCGGCAAGTCCGGCGGCATCCGTTTCACCGAGGCCGAGCTGGTCGAGTGCAGCCTGGTGTCGGTGCCCGCAAATCCGAACGCGCTGGCGGTTGCCAAGGCGCTCGGCCTCTCCCGCGAGACGCGGGGCCTGATCTTCGGCGAGCACGCCTTTGATGAGGATCGGACCCGCGCCGGCGGTTCAACCGGCGAGCAAGCCAGCGACGACAAGGCCAAATCGGGACATCGAACAATGCTTTACAGCGAGCGCATCGAGAGCGCGCAAAAGGAAGTCGTGACACTGCAGGACCAGTTGGCAAGCCTGCCGGATGCCGAGGACGTGGCGCGGGTCAGTGACCTGACGGCACGCATCGGCGAGGTCAAGGGCAAGATATTCGCCTGGACCGAGGCCGAGAAGGCGCTCGGCGAGAACGCGCCGATCACCGTGCCGAAGGATCGGATCACGGTCTACCCACCGGCACAGCCATTGCCGGCATCGGCGCCGAAAGCCTGGGCAACGCCAAAGCGCAAGATGGCCGAGCCGGGCGATTATGTCATCAGGCACTTTTTGGCGAAGACGCTGGCTTTTGTCACCAAGCGGCCGGCCGAGGCAATACTCGAGGAACACTATGGCGCGCACGGCGACTACGAGGCAACCCGCGGCGTCCACGAGTGGATCACGCGGGCCGCCACCGCGCCGGCGACGACCACGACCGCGGGTTGGGCGGCCGAGCTGGCGGTGACCGGGCAGGGCGAGTTCGTAAATCAGATCATGGCTGGGTCCGTGTTTCAGCCCGTCGCCTCGCGCGGCATGCAGATCACGCTCGGACGCTACGGCCAGATCAGCATGCCGACACGGGCGGCGACGCCAACGGTGGCGGGTAGTTTCGTGCTCGAGGGCAGCCCGATACCCGTCAAGCAGGCGGCGTTCACGACGGTCACCATCGGGCTGAAAAAGCTGGCGGTGATCACGTCCTACACGCGCGAGATCGCCGAGCACTCGACGCCCGAGATCGAGATGATCTTGCGCCAACTGATCGTCGACGACACCGGAATCGCGGTCGATACGGTGTTCATCGACAACGTGGCGGCGACCTCGATCCGCCCGGCTGGGATCAGGGCTGGCGTCGCCGGTCTGACACCGACGGCGGGCGGCGGGTTCGCGGCATTGGTGGCGGACGTCAAGGCGCTGGTCGGGGCGCTGGCGACGGTCAACGCGCTGCGCAATCCGGTGTGGATCATGAACCCGGTGCAGCAGATCGCCATATCGCTGACCCAGAATGCCGGCGGCGATTTTCCGTTCCAGACGGAGATCAACAACAACCGGCTGCTGTCCTATCCGGTCGTCGTGTCGTCGACGGTGCCGGCCGGGATGGTGATCCTGATCAACGCCGACGACCTGATGGTGGTTCAAGGGGATAGCCCCAGGTTCGATGTCAGTGACCAAGCTACTCTGCACTTTGAAGACACCAGCCCGCTCCAGCTTGTTACAGGTGCGCAGGGAAGCGGTGTCGTCGCCAGCCCGAGCCGGTCGCTTTTCCAGACCGACAGCCTCGCGCTGCGCATGATCCTGCCGATGAACTGGGCGCTGTTGCGCACCGGCTCGGTGGCGTGGGTAACAGGCGTAACTTGGTAGCTCGCAGATATGGATGGCGGACGCCGGGCAGACGCCTCGCCCGGCGGCTCGTCACGAAGGAGGATATCGATGCAAACCAATCTGACGGAACAGCAGCAAGCCGCGAGGTCGGAGTACGACCAGCAGAAGGAGCGGCGGGCGGCACTCACGAACCTGACGCTGCGGGTGACCGAAAGCGCGACGCCGACGCCGACCCAGGAGGAGATCGACCTGACAAAGCTGGGCCTGTTGCACCCGGACGAAAAGAGCCGGGACGCGGCGCCGGAGATGCCGCCGGTGGCCGCACAACAGGAATACCTCGCGTCCGGCGAGGGTAGGATGGAGCCGGTTGAGCGGAGAGAAGCGCGGACGCCGGCACCGCCGGCACACCGCCCGCAGCCGGAACAGCGCCCGGCCGAACGCAACGTGCCGCGCCCGCCGGACAGCGACAAGCGATAGATGGCGCAGCCTTGGGCGGGGATGCTGCAACGCATCCTGCGCCCGCGCGCCAAGGCCGCGCCGGTCACGCTGGCGACCGGGGGCTATATCCCGCCCTCGTGGCCGGCGAACTTCTGGCAGATGGGCTACGACCCGGTCCGCGTCGGGGGCGGCGCCATCGTTCATTCGTGCATCGCCGCCTACAGCCAAACCGCCGCGATGTGCCCGCCGGCCCACTGGCGCTCGACCGGCGACGGCGGGCGCGAGCGGGTGACGAACAGCGCCTTGTCGCGCGTGATGGCCAAGCCGAACGCGTACCAGAGCGGCAGTGACTTCGTCCTCAATTTGGTCGGCGCGCTTTACAGCGACGGCAACGCCTACGCCTACGCGACGCGTAACAACCGCTATGAAGTGGACGCACTGCACCTGATGAGCAGCCCCTCCTGCGGCGCCTGGGTCGCCGGCAACGGCGAAATCTTCTACTCGATCGCTGGCAATCCGGTGGTCGAGCGGCTTCTGACGAAGGAAGCGGCCAAAGCGGTGCCGGCGCGCGACGTCTTGCACATCAAGCTCGACGCACGCGACGGCGACCCATTGAAAGGCGTGCCGCCCCTGACCAATGCGATGCTCGATATCGCGGCGAGCAATAGCATGGTGCGCCAGGCGCTCGACTTCGCCCAGAACGCCGCCAAACCGTCCGGTGTCCTGACCACCGACCAGCAGCTCGAGAGCTGGCAGACGGCAGAGATCCGGCAAGCGTGGCTCGACCGGACGACCGGAGCCAATGCCGGCGGCACGCCGATTTTGTCGTCGGGGCTCAAGTGGCAGCAGGTCTCGTCTACGTCGAGGGACGCACAGCTCGCCGAACTCTTACAGATCGCGGACGGGCGCATCGCTACGGCGTACCGCATCCCGCTGCCGCTCTTGTCCTTGTGGGGCGCGAACTTTCAAGTGTCCGGCGAGGACCAGATGCGATTTTGGCTAAGTGGCGCTTTTGGCTTCGCCCTTAATCACGTCGAGGACGGTATCGGGCGGTTCTTTGGGTTGGCGGGATACCCGACCGAGTACATCGAGTTCGACACCCAGGCACTGCTGCGCTCGAACCAGAAGGATCGCGTTGCGGCGCTGGCGCAGGGGGTGCAGGGCGGGATCTACAGCCCGAACGAAGCCAGGGCGCGGGAGGATCTGCCGGCAGTTAAGGACGGCGATCAGCCTCGCGTGCAGCAACAGGTGATCCCCCTCGACGCCTGGTCGCAACCGCCGCCCAGCTCGCCGCGCCCCGATGCGCCGTCCGCACCGCTGGGACCGGAGGCACCGGCAGCCAACACCAACGAGCCGCCGGACGTCGATGCGGCCAAGAGCGCCGGAGTGGCAGCGATGCGCAAAAGCTATGCCGGCGCTTGACGAACTCGCCGCCTCGCTCGGCGGGGAGCTGGGGGCCATTGCCGCCCGCATCGAGCGCGATCTGATGCTGCGCTTTGCGCTGGAGGCCGAGCGGCTGCGGGCGCAAGAGGCCGAGTTTGAGCTGCGCGTGGAACGTGCGGTCGCGGAGCGGCTGGCATCGCTGAAAGACGGCGAACCGGGGCCGCCAGGAGAAAGCATCGTGGGACCGCCCGGCCCGCCGGGCGAGGCTGTCGTGGGGCCGCAGGGACCGGAAGGCGTCCCAGGGCCGCCGGGCGAAGTGCCGTACCTCGGCGAGGTCTGCGGTTTATTCGACCCGGAGCGATGTTACCGCAAATATGATTTGGTGAGAATGCACGGGGTTGAGTGGCGCGCGAGGTGCGACGCGCCGGGGCCGCTGCCGGGCGAGGGTTGGGCGCAGACGTCATGCAAAGGCGAGCGCGGAAAGCGGGGCGAGATAGGCCCGCGGGGCGAGCGCGGCATGCCGGCAGCGAGCATTGCGGAGTGGCGGGTGCGCGACTACCGCGCGGTGCCGGTGATGAGCGACGGCAGCATCGGGCCGGCGCTCGACCTTCGCATGCTGTTCGAGCAATACCACCAGGAGGCGGCCGAATGAGGCCGCTCTACACCACGGTCGTGACGCCGGCGCTCGAGCGCAACCTCGTCAGCCTCGACGATTTGCGCGAGCAGCTCCGCGTGCGGCCCGGCGACGTCGCGAACGACGCATGGCTCACCAAGGTCATTGCGCGGGCGAGCCTGGCGGCGGAGCGCTATTGCAACCGTATCTTTGCCGAGCAGACGTATCTCGACACGTTCCTGGCGGGGGTCGCGGGCACGACCGGCGAGCCGCTGATCCTGAGCCAGGCGCCGGTCGCGCCGGAGAGTTTGGAGGTGACGCTCGATGGGGCCGGGTTGGTTCAGAGCGATTATGGCCTGGAGCCGCTCGCGGGTCATCTGTGGCGCATCACCGATCCGCGCGCCTGGGTGGTTGGGACCGGCGGGTTGTCGGTCGTGTACGACGCCGGCTTTATCGAAATCCCCGCCGACGTGCAGCAGGCAGTGCTCGACCTCTGCACGATGGAGTCCTCGGCGCGCGGGCGCGACCCGATGCTGCGCGCCACCGAGTCGCCCGGCCTCGGGCGTCAGGAGTTCTGGGTCGGCGGCGTGCCGGGCGGCTCGTTGCTGCCGCAGGACATTGCCTCACTCCTGAACCCGTACCGCCGCGGCATGGTCGGATGAACTCGGCGCGCGACACGCTGCTCGGCGCCAAAATGGATTTGAGCGACACCCGGCTGCGGGTGCGGCTCGACACGTTGCCGGACAAGTTGCGCCAGCGGTTGGTTGCGACGATCGGCCGGTTGACCAACGAGTTGTTGCACAAGGTCGAGGCGCGCGAGCCGTTCCGCACCGGGCGGTTGCGCTCGCTGACCGAAGACTACGTCGACGACAACCGGATCAAAAATTTCGTGCGCGGCAGGGTGCGGGTGCTGCGGAGCCGCGAGCACAACACCGCGGCGGCGGCGGGCGCGCTCGAATATGGCAGCACCGGCAAGAAATTTGCCGTGCGGGGCTACATGCGCCGCGGCGAGCGCGGGCGTTTCGCCTACCGGGTGGGCGGCTATTCGCGGGCCGGCGGCATCGCCGAGATGCGGTTTTTGCGCGGCCCCGCCGCGGCGATGCTGCCCAAGGCGCGGGCCGAGCTGCTGCGGGTGCTGCAGGATCTCTGAAGGACCGACATATGCCATTGGTAGTGCTCAACGGCCCGACCATCGCGGCCGGTCAAAGCCTGTCGTCGGGGCTCGATTGCACGAGCGGCCGGCTGGTCCGTATCACGATGCCGGCCGCGTGGACGGGGGCGAACCTGAGCTTCCAGATATCCACGGACGGCACTTTCTATAACGACCTGTTCGGCGTCGATGGGACCGAGGTGATTATCCCGGTCATCGCGGGAACGGCGGTCGTGGTGGCGCAGCTCGGCGCCGCCCTCGAGGCCATCCAATTCCTCAAGCTGCGTTCCGGTTCGCGCGGCTATCCGGTCATCCAGCCGGCACAGCGTGACTTCGCGGTGGCGGTCGAGACAGCCGCCGCGCGATGAACCGCGAGGTCATTGTCGGCGCGCTGTTGGATAAACTCGGCGGGCCGCCGCTGGTGGTGCCGTTTACCGCCGGCACCACGACGGGATCGGCGACGCTCACCAACATCAGCAGCACCGCCGGCCTCATGGTCGGGATGCCGGTGGCGGGCGATGGTGTCTCGGACGGTGCGACGATCGCCACTGTGTCGCCCGCGGTGACGCTGTCGTTGCCGGCAATAGCCGACCGGACCGCGGCGCCGCTGCTGCAGGGCTTCCAGACCGTCGAACGGCGGCTGCGCGACCCGAACGCCGAGCAGGACATGCCGGCGCTGTACCTGGTCGAATTGAACGAGGTCCACGGCTACCGCGAATCGACACGCGCGATGCTGGTCGAATTGAACTGCGAAGTATGGATTTTTACGCGGGCCGGCGCCGATCAGAATGCCGTGCCGGCCGCCATGCTCAACACCTTGATCGATGCCGTCGAGCGGGCGTTGGTGGCTGGTCCGACAGGTTTTCGCCAGAACCTCAACCTGGACGGGGTGCATTATTGCCGGATCGAGGGCGAACTACAAAAAGACCCCGGGCACTCGGCACAAACCGCAATGGCGGTGATCCCGATAAAAATCGCCGCCGCACCGCACGTCGACAACGTCCCAGCCTATAGGAGTCTGTTATGGCAACAGCAACGATCAATATCGGCGCAAGCCCGAACATCGAGGGAACGCTGAAATTCGTCGGGGCGAACGATATCGGCCCGCCGATCGAAATGATGCTGACGAGCGTGCAGTTCGGCCCCGCCGCGGCGATCAACCTGATCGGCGACGAATACGGCTTAATCGAACTCGAGGGTCGGGTGCTGCTGGTCGACGGCAGTTTCGGCACCGTGACACATCCCGACGACGGCATGGTCTCGCCGAACGTCCTGAACTACTACGTCGGGACCGGCATCGTCTCGTGGCAGGGGGCCGACGACACGACATTTGCCGAACTCGGCAATTGCAACCAGTTCGAGTTCGAGCAGACGATCGAGCGGCTCGACCACATGCAGCACATGAACGGCATCCGGTCGCTCGATTTTTCGCCGATCGTACAGCAGAGCGCGACGGTCCGGCTCCAGCTCGATGAATGGACGGCCCCCAATCTGCGGATGTACTTGCTTGACGGGCCCGCCGTCGTGACGCCGTGACATGGTCTCGCTGACGGACATCGTTCCGCAGACGCGCGAGGTCGAGACTGCGCACGGCACGGTCACACTGCGCGGGCTGGGCTTGCGGCACATCGCGGAGTTGTTTTTGCGGTTTCCCGAGGTGCGCAAGTTCTTTTCGGCGGGCGGGCCGGAGATCGACGTTGCGGTGCTGCTCGCCGAAGCGCCGGACGCCATCGCCGCGATCATCGCCGAGGCCGCCGGGCAACCGCAAGCGGCCGAGCGGATCGCCGAGGCGTTTTCGCCGGACGACGCCGCGGCCTGCCTGCTCGCAGTGCAGGAATTGACCATGCCCGCCCCTTTTTTCGATCGGCTCGGCGCCCTCCTCGGCAACAGCGCCGCAAGCGCCCGCCCCAATGGCAGGGCAGCGGATATGAGTTCGCCGCCGCCGCCGAGTACCTGATCGCCGCGGGGCACCCGCCGGATCACGTCATGGGCTACACGCCGCGGATGATCGCGGCGTTTGTCACGATCGCTGCGGACCGGCGCCGGCGCGAGCTGGCCGAGCAATTCCAGATCCACGTCGTTGCCGCCCAGGGCGGCAAGGACGCCATCAAAAGCACACTGAAAGAATTGTCCGATGCCGGATAACCTAACCGTCGAAATCAGCGCGAACAGCGGCAAATTCCGCGCCGAGCTGACGTTGCTCCAGAAGCAATTGCGCGACGTGAGAAAGGATTTGGCGGCGGCGGCGACGGCCGGCGACACCGCGGAGGTCAACCGGCTGTCGCTCGCTTATGAAAAGCTGGCGGCGCAGATACGCGGCACGAGCCGGGCGCTGTCGCAACAGAACAGAGTGGTTGCCGCCAGTAAAACGAACTGGTCCGAAATGGCGCTCGGCGTCAAGGAGGCGGTCGCCGCCTTTGCGGCCCTGGCAGGCGTCCGAAAGGTCGCCGGCGTGTTCGGCGAGGTCGCCGACAAGATCACCGAAATCAGCAATACGGCTAAGGCGGCTGCTCTCTCGCCCGGCGACGTGCAGGTGTTCCAGGAGGTCGTCGAGGATACCGGCGAGAGTGCGGAGGGGGCGCGGCAGGCGCTCGTCAATCTCACCGACCAGATCGCACAGACCCGCATTAAGTCGCAGGGCTTCGGCAAGGACCTGGCGACCGGCGTTAACGTCTTGCGCGGTGCGGTCGGCGAAGCGACCGACGCCGTCAAAACCTTTCGCGGCAGTACCGGGGGCGGTAGCCAGTTTGGCGTCGAGGTGAACCGTGGCGGGCAGGCGGCGGCTAAAAGCGTCGAGGAACTGTCACAGAAGATTTTGGAGAACGCCGCCCGGTTCGCCGACAACCGGAAACGCATCCAGTCGGTGTTCGAGCAGCTCGGGCAATTACGGAAGCAGGACGCCGCGCTCGGCACCGCGGTCGGGGTCCAGCTTCTTAATCGACGCTACGCCATATTCGCCGAAGCGATCGACCGGCTCGCCAAGGGCGAATCCTGGGAGGCTGTCAGGCAGCAGCTAAAAGACCAGGGGCGCTATATCGACGACAACGCGGAAAAGCTCGGGAAACAATACAAGGCGGCAGTCGACGATCTGGGCGACTCATTTGAAAAGCTGAAGTTTGCTATTGCGATCCCGCTCTTTCCAAATGTCTCGGCCGGCATAAGAACTTTCGCCAGCTTGATCGAGAATATCGACAAGTTGAAAGAGAAGTACCTGAGCTTCCGCGACATATCAGGGCTCGCGGCGATCGAGGACAACATCGCCGGGCCGATCCGGCGCGGGATCACCAGCGCGCTCGATGCGCTGCGGCAGTTCGGGCTCGACATACCGGGGCCGATCGGCGCCAGCTTCATGGTCCTGGCCGACCTCATCAAGGTCAGTGTCGATCTGATTACCGGCGACCTCAGCGGGGCGGTAAAGGATTTCGGGACGCTCTTCAACGATGTGTGGACCGCCGTCACCGGGCTGGTGACCGGGTTCGGCGATGCCATCAAGGGCGCGATAGGACTGGTCGGTGACCTGATTACCTGGGTCGGCAATCTCGCGAGTAAGATCGCCGCTCTCCCGTCGTCGCTGTTCGGCGGCGCCGGAACAGCGGCCCCGGCCGTTCCCGGAGCCGTCTATGCCGCCGGCGGCCATGTGCGCGGCCCCGGCACCGGCACGTCGGATTCGATCCTCGCGCGCCTCAGTAACGGCGAGTTCGTGATGCGCGCCGCAGCGGTGCGAGCCTGGGGGCCGCAACTCTTGTCGGCGATGAACGCGCTCAACCGGCCGCTTCGGGGTGTCGGCGACGGCTCGGGCTTCGCCAACGGCGGGATGGTGACGGCACGGGCCGCGGACGGCTCGGCCGTGCATCTGCATATCGGCGGCGCCAGTTTCGCTTTACGCGGCGACAAGGCGATTGTGGAGGGGTTGACCCGTGAGGCGCGGCGCGCGTCTCTCCTGAGCGCCGGCCGGCCGCCGGGCGCGGCCCTGGCCTGATGTCGATCGCCGACGGCGGCGGGACC